TATAAGAATATCATCTATATTAACATTATCAACAATAACCGATTCAAATAGTTTATCTAATACAATACCTTTTTTGATAAGGTTTTGTGAAGAAAGGATATCCTCTTCCTTTGCGGTCATATGTTTAATTGTTATTTGACCCGATGATAATGGGTTCTCTTTTGGATATAATTTACCTTCCGATGGTAAACTAATAACTTCCGTTGGAAAATCATATTGTTTTTGATTCATAACTTTACTTTGTTTAAGTTTGTATATATAAATACATCATTTTAAAAAAATTAGAAAGCACAAAAAAGGGGATATTTTAGTATCCCCTTTAATTTTATATGTTTTAGATTAGAATTCTAATACAGCGTAATCATATGCTACTTGTAGTTCTATTGATGCTGGGTCATTAGATGTCATATCTAATTCACCAAAGTTTACTTGCAATGGAAATGCTCCATATAAAGTCCAAGTTTCAACAATATCACCAACAGGTCCTAACATTTCGATTTTGATAGTCTTCTTATAGAATTCAGAATATCCTTTTCTACCAGTAATAGATTCGTGTCCTAAACGAACCCACTCCATTACTTGTTGTGCACCAGATGGTACAATTGGGTCATAAAGAGTGATAGTCATATCCTGCCATTCACCTTTACCTTGCAACTTTCTTTTCACGTTAATGTGGTCTAAAGTTACAACTTCAAAGTTAATTTGAGGTCTGCTAGCTGCTTTAATCAAATATGCTTCTACACCATCGATACTCATTTTGAAACGAGCTTTCGTTTTTGGTTCCCAGGTTTTGTAGAACATATCGTTGAATTCTAATACTTGTGCCATTTTCTTTTCCTTTTATTTTATATTAATAAATATCTACTTTTTGTTTTTTATATTATGCTGAGAAACTTGCTCCAGTTGGTAAGATGTTGAAATCAATTACGATGAATTCAGCCGTCTTAGCAGGTTGTAAGAAAATTTGTCCAGCTAATATGTTTCTATCAATAACATCAGGTGTGTTGTTACTTTCATCCATTACAACTTTGAATGCGTACAAACCTTGTCTTTGTTGTATGCTCTCTAAGTATGGAGTTGCTGTGTTAATGAATCTTGCTCTAGTTTGAGTAGTATTTTGTTCGAACACTAAGAAACGAGAAGTAGATGCGATAAACTTCTTAACAGTGATAAGTAATCTTCTTACGTTGATTCTATCTAATGCTGATGCTTTATCTTGCAATGTCTTCTGTCCAAATGCTACAATACCTTGTCCAGGGAATGCTGCGATTGGGTTTACTTTGTTCTCATATAGAGTATCTCTCTCCGCATGTGTTAATCTATTCAATACTGAAACTGCTCCAGTAATACCACCTCTATTCAAACCAGCAGGTGCGAACCATTCTGCTGCTAATCTATCGTTACTAGCAAATACTGCTGGTAATAGTACTGAAGGTGGTACAGTTACTAATTTGTTTGTATTAGTATCTATTGTCTTAACCCAAGGGTAGTAAGTTGCTGCGTAGTTTGTATCAACTGCGTTAGCTGCTTCAGTTGCCTCAGTTATTGTATCATCAAAATCGTTGAAATCAGCGATATAAAATGCGTCTTGTCTTTCCTCACAAATATCAATTGCTTTAGTAGTAATTGCTGGGTGTAATCCTCTTACAATACCAGGAGTTACTAACATATTGATATCATACTCATCAGGATTTGAAATTGCGTTAAGTGCTTTATTGTATGCTACTGAACCAGAAGATACAGATGTTGCACAATTGAATCCTTGCGTATTTGCATTACTCCAATCAGTATCACCAGCTTTAGCTATTGTTGTAGTTGGGTTCATACCATCAAATCCATCTTGGAATGCTAATACGAATTGTCTCTTAACCATATCAGTAGATGCAGAACCGGTCATTTGATACGTTAAACCATTTGCATCAAATGCAAAAGATACGTTAGAACCAGTTTGAGCTCCTATTGGAAGTGGTTTCAAATATTGTAAGTTATCTAACTTAACACCAGTAGTTTCAAAATCAAATCCACTATAATAGATTGGAGATGATGATGTATTATTTGCTGAGTTTGTTTGATATACTACCGCTGGTACTAAAAGTGATTCAGCGTTATTTGTTGCTGTAATTGGGTTTGTATATGCTCCATGTCCGAATGGTGCTGCTGATATTGGGAATGAGCCAGGAGTAGATACTACTACTCTGACATATTTTGATTGATTTGTATAATCACCAAATTCAGTAAGTTTACCATTGTTATCAATTGTAAAATATCTATCACCAATTCTTCTAGCTATATAGTTTGGAGAAGCAGGGTCTAAGTTTACATTATTAAATGTTTCTACAACACTCTTTCTCTTATCAGTATCATCAAATGAACGAATCGTTACAGTAAATGTTGAGTAATCAGTTCCACCATCTTCACCAGCTGCCTTTACATTTGAAATACCAACTTTAAATTTAGTATTATATGTTGTACCATGTCCAGTTGTTACGAACTTAAATAAATCATATCTTTCACCACTAATCAATTGAGATTTAACCATTGGAGTTTCAGCTGCTTGTGCATCGTAAGTAAAGTCCTGTGGAGGTAATACAACAGAAGTTATTACAATGTTGTTTCCAGCAGAACCAGTATAGTATCCAGCTGCACTTTCAAAGTAAGAATATGCGTATGCTTTTTTAGCTCCAAATGGAGATTCACCAAATACATCTGATAAATCGTTTACAGAAGATGGTAAGATAGATGCTGATACATTTAAATCTGCATGCAATGCTAAGAATGAACCATCATTAACACTATCACTTGCTACAGTTGCTCCTGCAAATCCAACTTTCTCATCACCTAATTTAGTTGAATGTAATACACCAATTAATTTAGTGCCTACTGATTGAAGGGATGAACCAGATGCAAATATTGCTAAAGGTGCTATCTGCTCATAACCACCGATACCACCAACCCTTACGATTGTTGCTGTACCAGCTTCTCTTAAATAGTTTTGTACTGCATATTCAGTATAATAAGTTCCATCAGGTGTTCCGAATATTTCTTCGAATTCTGATTGAGTTCTCACAATAGTTGGGATGAATGCAGGTCCTTGTTTAAAAGGTCCTATAAATGCTGCCCCAATTTCACCAATTCCTTGCGCTAGGAAGGAAAGGTCATTTTCTCTTGTGAATACGCCAGGTGATACGATTCTTTCTGCCATTTTATTTCTCCGATTTGTGTTTTGAATGTATGTTTGTAAATAGTTACATTAATACTCATATAAATATAAAGAAAATGTTCAAAACACAAATTTGTTTATAAATCTGCATTTTGAACATTGTATATAAAATCGTTTGTAGTAGTTACGCCGGTTGAGGGTCTACTCCGTATAAATTACTACCAGATGTAGCCGCCCAAGGTAAATCAACATCACTAACAGTTACTCTGTTATATTTCTTAACATCTATTTCTTTTGTGATTTGACTGTTAATATGGTCCCAATATGCTTGAGGTCCAGAACCACTTACTACATTTTTAACCCAATTTAATACTAATTCTTCGGTTAAATCTCTATAATCTACAAACCCATCACCATTAAGGTCTTGTGGTGTAAATGGAGTTGCTCCAACAAAAGTTCCTACATTACCATTAGCATCGGTTGCAACTACTTTCCAGTTTGTACCAACTACAACATCGCTTAGAGTATCTGTATTTTGTTTTCTAAGTCCTACTAAAGACCATTCGTATGTATATCCCATAATTAAATTATTTAATTCTTTTTAATAAATATATAATTTTTTATTTTTCTTCTATCAATTTTCGTAATTCCTTAACTTCAGCTTTTGTTTTATTTAAGTCCTCACTAAGTTCTTTTATAGCTTCTACTAATAGAGGTACTATCTTTTCGTAATCAACAGTCAAATAGTTTTCACCAGTTTTAGAACCTTTAATCTCTTTAGTTTCGTTATCTATATCCATATCAAACGGAGCTAGAGTTACAACTTGCGGTAATACTGCTTGAACTTGCTGAGCTGATAAACCCACTTGAACTTTCTCATCCGTATATCCAAATGAACGTGCTAAATCATTTTCAATATAGTAGAATCCATTAAGTTGATTCACTTTATCTAATGGATTTTCAATTGGTCCTAAATTAGTTTTCAATCTTTCATCTGAGTAATAAGCGATGATGTTATTTTGAGAGAAAATCCAGCTATATGAATAAACGTTATCATGTATAGCATAGTTTATACGAGATGTACCATTCGGGTCAGAATAATATCCAGTATTATCTCTATCATAAATAAAGTTTGTTCTTATTTCATACAAATAAGTTCTATTACCATTATAGTGATTGATATAAGTTTCATATCCATCTCTACAATCCATATGTAGGTTACCATTGGTTGTTTCAACGGATGCCCAACCATCTACTCTACCATTACATCCACTTCTAAAATATGCTCCCCAAGATGGGTTAGGTCCATGTAACGCACCACCTCTAATTCTTAATGCATCATTTGAAGTTGTATTTTGGTCTAAATAATATCCCGTATCGTTTGAATCGTAGAATATTGGGGCTCTTGAAGAACCACCTACTTCCGTATATCCATCGTAATAAGAACCCCAACTAGTAGTTACAATTCTACGGTTTCCAGCCCAATAAAGGTTTAGTTCGGCTCCACTCATATACCAAATCCAACCTCTAGCAGTATCATGTACACCACAGTTATCACCCGTTGTACTCATAAAACAGTATCTACTACTAATAGCGTATCCATACCATCCATTTCTACCACCACCATAAGTTGATGTGTGACCATAAGGACTACCCTCACAAAATACACTCCAAATACCCTGTCCATATGATTCAAAATACAATCCACAACATCCTTGAGGTCTAAACCAGTTGTTTGCCCATACAGCTGACATTTGTGAATATCCATTGGGGTTTGTGTAATATCCGGTATCGTTGGAATCGTAGAATATAGGTGCTCTGAACGATTCAGCTGCTTCTATATAAGTTGTACCCCAACCAATACTTCTGCCCATTAATATTCTTCCACCAGAGTATATGAATACAGATTCAACCGAAGTTCCACTATCATGTATTGAAAACTCCCATTCATCTGCACAGTTTGCTAATATACCAGTTGTAATACTACCCGCCCAACTACCATTATTAAAGTTATAGTTGTATGATGTACTACCAATTTGAAGTACGCCAGGATATCCGTGATTATAGTTATTTGTACCAACGCATAAATTAACAATATACGATTGACCGGTTGGGTCCATATATCTACCAGTATCATTTTGGTCATAAAATATTGGTGCTCTAGAACTACCATTTGAATATGAGTTACCACCTCTATCAACATAGAAATCCGTAGTACCCCAAGAACCATTTCTATGGCCGTGGTCGTGATTAATTCTAAAATAAGAAGAATCTGCGTAACCAAATCCACAAGACCAAGTATTACTATCAAATCCATTAGAGAATAAGATTGATGGTCTATCCGTACCAGGAGAACCATTAACTCTAAATTCACCAACAATACCCCAAGAGTTATCACCCTGATTATTTGCAAATTGAACTGCTCTACTATTTGGAGATGTACTTAATTTTGTAAATGTTGCAACTAAACCACTATTATATAAATTACTAAATCCATTAGGGTCTAAGTATGTACCCGTATCATTGAAATCGTAAATAAATCCAGTTCTAAATTGTCCATTGTAAAATTGTCCAGACAATCCGTTGCCTTCAGTATATATGTCCAATCCAGCACCAGCCATATAAAATCTACCATTATATCCAGTCAATGGTGACATCCACATGTAAGTGGCGTTGTTATTAGATTGGATTTGAACTGCGGAAGTCCAAGCACCAGGATAAGTACCAAAGTTTATTTCACCTTGAGATTCATCATGTACCGTCAATGCTCTAGTTCCAGAAGAACTTCCACTACTTCTAACTTTAAAATATCTTACATATGAATAATCCGTAGGGTCTATTCTAAAACCAGTATTATCGGAATCATAAAATATAGGTGCTCTAAGGCTTGATTCAAATTGAGAATATGAACGTGTTATTCTAGCTACAATATCATAATTACCAGTAGCCGCAGTTTGAAAAAACCATCCAGTATCATCATTTCCTTCAGCGTATTCTACTAATGATGTTCTATGATAACCAGTATAAGTAGGAGATGTTGTGTTGCCAGTTACCCTACCTCTAATCATTATAAAATGGTTATTATTGTCATAGCCTTTATATTGAGTGTATCCGGTGCTGGTATAATTACTTGCTACATAATACGAACCTCGTATAGAACCCGCCGTATTTAATGAAGTACCAGTACTTGATGGGTCTAAATAATATCCAGTACTTGTTAATTCTCTAAATATAGGTGCATCTAAAGTACCAGTATTTGAATCAGGTGTTATATACACATTCTGATTCGTCATTCTTATTGTTGTAAAATTGGTACTACCCTCCGCACCAGTGTTTAAATCAATTCGTTTTGATGTACCTCTATTGGCAATAATTATTTTACCAGTACCATCATGATTCCAGCTAAATCCATCAGCGGTATATGCTGCATATGTACCAAATGATTGTGTAGTTCCACCCAATCCAAAAAATCCTTTATGTGAACCATTCTCTTGGAAATCAACTAAACCATATGCACCAGAATCGTTTAGATTGAGTTTTAAATTTTGACCTGTATTATAATTGTTTCTAATAGTTGTAGAACCAAATGTAGTTAATTCATTTAAAACAGATGAACCATCTCCGTTAAATCTATATGTAGTATCAGCGGAATCGTAATATATAGTTGCATACATACCACCTTGTGCTCTTACATCACCATTAGCATACATTCTAAATATTTCACTCTTTCCATTTACTGTTTCAGAACTGCCGGCTTGGAATATATGGTCTGTGTAAGTACCATATATCATATAATCTCCGTTTGTTCCATTGTTAGCTCCACTACCTACATATGTTCTAAATGCGATATAACCTCCAACATTATTATCAGTAAATAAAATACCACCATAAGTTCCAGTATCAGCTTGATTTCTAAATTCTAAATAGTTATTACTATTTGTATTTTGAAGTCTAAGAACAGAATCTGCGTTAAATGCTCTTACACCAGATGGAGTACCATTACTCTTAACCGTTATAGTATCAGTTGAATTTAATCCAGCAAATGTAGGTGCATCAGTAGTTCTTACATACTGATTCATATTATAAGCGTAAATTTGGTCAACACTATTTAATATTTGTTGCCAAGAAGCCCATGCTGATGATGATGTTCCCAATCTACTCCATATTCTACCATTTGCAGTATATGCTATTTGTATTGGATATCCTCCACTTAAATCAGTACTACTACCATAACTTCGCCAAAACATTTGTCCGTTATATGTACCACCATCACTTAATCCGTTTACACTATTTGTTTTAAAATCAAAATAAACTCCAGCATTTTTACTTGAAGGAGTATCGTTTACATTTCTAGTATCATTTGAATCAACAGCTTCTGCTCTATCAGCAGTACCAGTTAAGTTTGAAGTTACGTTTGCAAATGTTACCGAATCGGTTGTACGAACATTCTGATTCATTAAGTAAACTTCAGTTGCACCTTGTCCCGTATCAACAGTTCCACTAAGAACTACGTTACCAGCTACATACAATCCATCTTCAGCATACCATCTATCATTTGCTTCTTCCCAATAAAATGCTTTTGTTGCTGCATTACCTCTCTTAACTTCTATACCAGCATTTTCAGTTGGTGCGGTTGATGCTCCAATATCTGCATTTAATGTGATGATATTATCACCTACATTTAAAGTTGTTGTATTAATATATGTTGTTGTACCACTTACAGTAAGGTCACCACTAATTGTAGCGTTACCAGTTACTGCCAATGTAGTACCATCGAATCTTAAATTTGCTTCAACGGTTGCATTTGGTGCAGTTCCGTTTAATGTGATTACACCATTATCAGTTGTACCAGTTAATGATAATAATCCAGAAGTTCCTGATGAACCAGATGTTCCAGAAGTTCCTGATGTTCCAGATGTACCTGATGTTCCTGATGTCCCAGATGTACCTCTTGTTCCGGATGTGCCAGATGTTCCAGAAGTTCCCGATGTGCCAGAAGTTCCGGATGTACCTCTAGTTCCAGATGTTCCCGATGTGCCAGATGTTCCAGAAGTTCCTGATGTGCCAGATGTTCCATCACTACCATTAACCCCAGATGTACCAGATGTTCCGGATGTACCAGAAGTTCCTGAAGTTCCACTGCTTCCCGATGTGCCTGATGTTCCACTTGTACCAGAAGTTCCCGATGTTCCAGAAGTTCCACGTGTACCGGATGTACCTGATGTTCCAGAAGTTCCAGATGTTCCTGATATCCCAGATGTTCCCGATGTTCCAGAAGTACCAGAAGTTCCCGATGTACCTGATGTGCCAGATGTTCCCGAACTTCCACTAATTCCAGATGTGCCACTTGTGCCAGATGTTCCACTTGTGCCAGATGTACCGCTACTACCATTTATTCCAGATGTGCCAGATGTACCGCTACTACCATTTATTCCCGATGTACCTGACGTTCCGGATGTACCTCTTGTTCCTGATGTTCCAGATGTACCCGATGTACCACTACTACCTATACCAGATGTACCACTTGTGCCAGATGTTCCAGATGTACCCGATGTTCCAGATGTGCCAGATGTACCACTTGTTCCACTACTTCCATTGATTCCAGATGTTCCAGATGTACCTGAAGTCCCAGAAGAACCACCCGTACCACTTACTCCAGATGTTCCAGAAGTTCCCGATGTACCACGCGTTCCAGATGTCCCAGATGTACCCGATGTGCCAGATGTACCGCTTGTACCAGAAGTTCCAGCCGTACCACTCACACCACCAGCTCCACTAATTCCCGATGTTCCAGATGTTCCTGATGTGCCTGATGTACCAGATGTTCCTGAAGACCCAGATGTTCCAGAAGAACCAGAAGTTCCAGATGTACCTCCTGCACCACCCGCACCGGTTACACCACTTGTACCAGATGTACCAGATGTTCCTGATGTACCTGATGTACCTGCCGTTCCACTTATTCCAGAAGTTCCCGATGTACCATTCGTTCCACTTAATCCCGATGTTCCAGATGTCCCTGTCAATCCGGATGTACCACTTGTACCTGTTAATCCAGATGTTCCAGATGTTCCCGATGTACCACTACTTCCAGAAGTTCCAGATGTACCAGAAGTTCCAGATGACCCAGATGTTCCAGATGAACCACTCACACCAGATGTTCCCGATGTGCCAGATGTTCCAGAAGTTCCCGATGTGCCAGAAGTTCCTGATGTACCTCTAGTTCCAGATGTTCCTGATGTACCGCTTGTACCAGATGTGCCAGATGTTCCAGAAGTTCCTGAAGTTCCAGATGTGCCAGAAGTTCCTGATGTACCGCTTGTACCAGAAGAACCACTCGTACCACTACTTCCAGAAGTTCCTGAAGTGCCAGAAGTTCCTGAAGTGCCAGAAGTTCCTGAAGTGCCAGATGTACCAGAAGTTCCAGAAGTTCCAGAAGTTCCAGATGTTCCAGATGATGCTGCTGAAGTTTTAATGCCAATCCTACCAGTTGTTACATTATAAACTAAAACTTCTTCAGTTGTTATATCTTGCCTTAAAGAACCTGTTCCAAAAAATAATGAACCAGTTATATTTACACTACCAGTAAATTCTTGCTTATCATTTTGTGCATCACCAAATTTAGATGAACCACTTGCGTAGATTATTGATGATGATATATAAGTTACTTTTAATTCGGTTGCATTTATTGTACCTGCTACTGTTAAATCGGTATTTACTACTAAACCTTTATTTGGAGAAATTATTGCTGTTGCTGAACCTGACTTTATCCTATCTAAATCACCAATTGCTGCGGCATTAATATTAAACAATCCACTACCATCACCATTAAACAATGATGCGGTAATAGAACCACTAATTTTTGTATTAGCCGTTATTTCAAGTGTTGTATTGGAAAATGTACCAACCTTATCAATCTGAATTCCAGATGCAGATGAAAAGTTAGCTATTCTACTTCCACTTACAAACAAAGAAACTAAACTTGCGCTTAGTTGATTTAAACCATTAGGATTATTACCTAAATTCTGCATTATCTAAAACTTTATGTTATTTCCAAAACCGAAACAATTACATCTGCTGAATTTGCTAAAGATGATGTCACCGATAGAAAATCCGTAGATTCTAAAACCAATTTTTGCTCACCACCTACTAAAACAGATGCACCGCCAGGAACAATTAAAGCGTTCTTAACTAAATGTACAGCTTTAGCTGTTGAAGTATCATGTATCATTACACTAACTGAAATGTTTTGTGTATTAACATTAGCTACACTAACTCCTATAACTGTTGTTGATGTTGCCGATGGTGCTTGATATACATTAACACCGGTTGTTCCTACTAAACTTGTTATACTATTTTTAAATGTATTTGCCATTTCTTTTTTATTTTTATCCTAATGCTATTGCAAATGCTATAGCTGAATCTAATACGTTTACCCCATCTACTAAATATCCACCTTGTGTCAAATAAATAGACCCAGACATAATTTGCGAACCACTTACATATAATCTTTGATTTACATCAAGGTAATCAAAAGATGCTTGTGACACATTGATTGTACCTTTAAATGAACCAGTAAATGAACCAGTAAATGAACCACTTAAATTTGCGTACGCATTTGAAGCTTGTGAAATTGAGCCTGAAAATATGGGACTGTGTATTACCATCTATATTTATCTACGTTTGTTATGTGTATAAATATAAAAAATTTCCTTTTAAGGTTTCACAGGCCAATTAATAGAAAAAGGATTGGGTTGGGATGTAATATCTCTTAATTGTGTTCTATATGATGTCCACAATTCTTTTGTTTCGGTTGGAATATCAGCTAATTGAGTCCAATCACACTCTGTTAATAATTGATTTCGTATTTCTCTGACTTCTACCCATTGATTTTCCAATCTATAATCAATTTCACTTTGAGATGCGTTGGTTTGAATCCAATTTTGATAATATATACCATCAATTAAATTAGGAGTTCCTTCTGAAATATTTTTTGTGTAATCAATTGGTTTTGGCGTTGGAGTAACAACGTACATATCCCATTCTACCAATGATATATCCGTTAATTCCGCTGGTAAACTTACATTAGGATATCCTTCTCTTAATTGAGAAATACTATATGGATAATTTATTGTTTCATCTATAATTCGTAAATACATATTATTTAAAATTTAGAGGTATTGATGCGAAATTTGATAAACCGGTACAATTATTAAATGCATCAGTTCCAGATGGTGTTGGAGTTCTATTCCACAATTCAGGAGCAGTTCCAGCTAATGCGTTTGTAGTAGAACTCATATTATAAACATTATTAAATGTAGATACACTTAAATTATTTGTAAATTGTAAAACATTACCTAATGCTCTACAATTTCTAAACGTTGATGAAAAGGATGTTACGTTTGGACAATTATCAAATAATGTGGATGGTACAGAACTTAAAGATGTACAGTTGAAAAAACAAGATGCAAACGTAGTTGCATTTATAACTTCATCAAATAAACCAGATGGTACTGTTGTAATTGGTGTACTTGAAAATGCATCCGTAAATATTGTTGCGTTTGGAGAATAATCAAAAAGGTCAGCTGGAATAGCTGTTATCCCAGTACCTCTCATAAAATATACAAAACTAAGTACTTCATCCAATCCAGTATATCCACCAACCGCACTTAACGAAGCGCTACCAGGAATAGCTGTTAAATTATTACATCCATAAAAATTAACTGTTCGTAATCCAACGATTCCCCATTGTACTAATTCAGTAATTAAACTTCTAATTGATGCATTGTTGTTTACTACAAAACCTGGCATAAATCCACTAATAGTTATTACATAAGTACCAGCTGATGCGTATGTATGAATTCTATCCGGAGATGTAGTTGATGTTATTAATGGCGATGATGTGCTATCTCCCCAATCTATTGTTACAGATGGAGTTAAACCTAAATAATTAGCTAATGGCACAGTAAATTGTGTACTAGCCGATGATGTTGTTATCTTAAATACAAATGGATATACTTGTGCTGTGTCCGTTTCTACTAATCTTCTAAATATTCCCATATAATTAACTTAAATTTTTACCCGTTACAAATCCGTAGTATGTAGTTCCACCATTATAAGTATAGAATACCAAAACATCTACACCAGCTCCAGTTAATATTGGGGCAGTTCCACCAGCCCAATCTACCGATGCCGGCCATGTTATTGCATATGCTCCAGCATTTACAGCTACTAAAGTAAATCCAAATGCGTTTGATGCTGGTGGATTACTAAATGTTACTGTTGCGGTTGCATTGAATTGTCTTCTAAAGTTATTAGCGGTTGATAGGTCTAAAGTAGCACTACCACCAGCTCCCAAATCACTAAATGTTTCTCTAAATGTTGTTGAACCTACATATGTAGTTGCTGTTACTGCTCCTGTTACATTTACATCGCCAGTTTGAGTTGTACTTCCTATGATTGTTAAAGTAGAACCATTAAATGTAATATTAGCTTCTACGTTTGCTCCAACAGTTGCTACATCATATGTTAATAAACCATTATCAGTATTTCCAGCTATTGGGAATTGAGATGTACCAGACGTTCCAGATGTCATACCTGCTGGCGTTGTACCAGATGTACCAGCTAGCCCAGATGTACCAGATGTTCCAAATAATGTACCATCCAATCCAGATGTTCCCGAAGTCATACCAGGAGGTGTTGTACCAGAAGTTCCACTATTCCCAGATGTACCACTACTACCAAATAAAGTTCCATCTTGTCCAGATGTTCCCGAAGTCATACCAGGAGGAGTTACACCCGATGTACCAGATGTACCAGATATACCTGTACCAGAAGTTCCCGAAGTACCACTACTTCCAAACATTGTACCATTTACGCCAGATGTTCCCGATGAACCCGTTGTACCAGACGAACCGCTTACTCCAGATGAACCACTTACACCACTTGAACCAGAAACACCAGACGTTCCGCTTGTACCACTACTTCCAAACATTGTACCATTAACACCAGATGAACCCGTTGTACCAGATGAACCTGTTGTACCTGCTGAACCGGTTGTTCCTGATGTACCGCTACTACCACTTACTCCAGAAGTTCCCGATGTACCAGATGTACCACTACTACCAAAGAAAGTTCCATTAAGACCAGAAGTTCCCGATGTACCAGATGAACCACCACTACCAGAAGAACCACCGCTACCCGATGTTCCAGATGAACCCGTCGAACCAGATGTACCTGATGTTCCAGAAGAACCAGAAGTTCCACTACTTCCAAAGAATGTACCATTTAATCCGGAAGTACCTGATGTTCCAGATGTTCCAGACGAACCTCCACTTCCAGATGAACCAGCTGAGCCAGATGACCCAGATGAACCACTTTCTCCGCTTGTACCACTACTTCCAAATAATGTACCATCCTGTCCAGATGTACCAGATGTTCCTGATGTACCACTTGAACCAGAAGTTCCCGATGTCCCAGATGTTCCAGATGTACCACTACTACCAAATAAAGTTCCGTCTAAACCAGATGTTCCAGACGTTCCAGCAGAGCCGTTAGTACCAGACGCTCCAGACGTTCCCGATGAACCAGCTGAACCAGATGTTCCACTTTGTCCGCTTGTACCACTACTACCAAATAAAGTTCCATCTTGTCCAGATGTTCCAGATGTTCCAGATGAACCCGATGTGCCAGAAGTTCCAGCCGAACCAGCTGAGCCAGATGTTCCTGATGTTCCAGACGTTCCACTACTTCCATTAAATGTACCATCAACACCAGATGTGCCAGACGTTCCACTACTTCCAGAAGTTCCCGAAGTACCTGAAGTTCCAGACGTACCAGATATACCACTTGTTCCACTACTACCAAATAATGTACCATCTTGTCCAGATGTTCCAGATGTTCCAGATGAACCAGCCGTACCATTAGAACCAGAAGTTCCCGATGTACCCGATGTTCCTGATGTTCCAGACGTTCCACTACTACCATTAAATGTGCCATCAACACCAGATGTACCAGATGTACCAGATGTACCGCTTGTTCCAGATGTACCGCTTGTACCAGATGTTCCCGATGTTCCGGATGAACCGAAGTATGTACCATCTAAACCAGATGTACCGCTTGTACCAGAAGTTCCAGATGAACCAGTAGAACCAGACGAACCTGCTGAACCAGACGAACCCGCAGAACCTGCTGAGCCAGATGTTCCAGATGTACCATTAGTTCCAGATGTTCCAGAAGTTCCCGATGAACCAGATGTACCTGCCGAGCCATCAGTTCCAGATGTTCCACTCGTTCCAGATGTTCCGTCCGTACCAGATGTTCCCGATGAACCATTAGTTCCGGAAGTTCCAGAAGAACCAGAAGTTCCAAATGAACCCGTTGTACCAGCAGAACCATCAGTACCAGATGTTCCAGAAGAACCTGCTGAACCAGAAGTTCCATTAGTTCCAGAAGTTCCCGATGTACCAGAAGTTCCAGATGTTCCAGAAGAACCCGTTGTACCAGCAGAACCATCAGTACCAGATGTTCCCGAAGTACCACTACTTCCAGAAGTTCCCGATGTACCACCACTTCCGCTTGTGCCAGATGTTCCCGAAGTTCCAGATGAACCCGTTGTACCAGCAGAACCATCAGTACCAGATGTTCCTGAAGTTCCAGATGAACCAGATGAACCAGCCGAACCAGAAGTTCCGGATGTGCCAGAAGTTCCAGATGAACCAGTAGAACCAGATGTACCAGAAGTTCCAGATGAACCAGCTGAACCAGAAGTTCCCGATGTACCAGAAGTTCCATCTATACCAGACGTACCAGAAGAACCAGCTGAACCAGTTGAACCAGAAGTTCCTGAAGTTCCACTACTACCAGATGTGCCATCTTCTCCAGACGTACCAGATGTACCAGATGTACCAGATTGTCCATCCGAACCAGATGTACCACTACTACCGCTTGTACCACTAGTACCAGAAGTTCCAGATGTTCCAGAAGTTCCCGATGTACCAGATGAACCACCACTACCACCTGTACCAGTAGTACCACCAGAACCACTTGAACCAGAAGAACCAGCAGAACCACCACTACCAGCAGAGCCGGATGAACCAGACGTTCCAGATGTACCAGAAGTTCCAGACGAACCGCTACTACCAGATGAACCCGTAGAACCAGAAGTTCCAGATGTACCAGACGAACCAGCTGAACCAGAAGTTCCAGATGTACCAGATGTTCCCGATGAACCAGATGATCCTGATGTACCTGATGTACCAGAAGAACCGGATGTACCAGATGTTCCAGAAGAACCCGATGTACCAGATGACCCAGATGTTCCAGATGAACCAGTTGACCCAGATGTTCCAGATGTTCCCGAAGTTCCACTACTACCACTTGTACCAGACGTTCCAGATGAACCAGAACTTCCAGATGTACCAGAAGAACCAGATGTTCCAGACGTACCAGATGAACCAGATGTTCCCGATGTACCACTACTTCCAGATGTGCCAGAAGTTCCAGATGAACCGGATGTACCAGATGTTCCGCTACTTCCAGATGTACCAGATGAACCAGAAGTTCCTGATGTACCATCTAAACCAGAAGTACCAGATGTTCCGCTACTTCCAGATGAACCAGATGAACCAGATGTTCCAGAAGTTCCACTACTTCCAGATGAACCAGATGAACCAGTAGTACCACTACTACCACCTGTACCAGAAGAACCAACTGCTGCTGCTATATTTCTTCTTTCTAATCGTTTTGTTACACTATTCCAAATTACAACTTCTTCCGATGAACCTGTTGGTAAGTTATTTAATTGTATAGAACTATTTGCTATAACCGGTCCAGTTAAAAAACTACTACCAGTAACACCCAAGCTACCACTAATTGTAAGTGATGCGTTTATTGTTTGGTCTGTGTTAATTTGTAAGAATGATGATGTATCAGATGATGGAGTATTTAATGCAAATAATGCATAAGATGCAGTTCTTGCAAAGGTTATACTATCCATTCCCAAAGGCCCATCAACATCAGATGATGCAACATACGATGCGGTTAATGATGTTACTCCACCACCACCACCTAATATCGTTACCAATACACCATCCGAACCAGATGATATTACATCAACACCAGAACCAGTAAAATGAATTTTTCCTACTTGTGCTTTTACTAATGAACTTGTTTGATATATAAATAATTCAGTACCACTACCTACACCTGCGTTTAATGCGTATGATGCGGTTAATGCGTAAGAAGAACTTACTGCACTAAACACCGCCATTGATGATGTTTGTGAATTTCTTACAAAGTTTTGTAAATCACCTAATGCGGATAATGATGCAGAATCAAATCCAACAAGACTATTAGCAGTTCCAGCAACCTGTGCAAATGATGCTGATAATACCGTACCAATAACTCTACCACCTTCTATTGTACCACTAATCAAAGAACCACCACTACCAATTACCACATGCCCACTTGTCAATCCACTAAATACAATTTGAATAGTATCATCATCAATTGATTTTATTGTACCTGGTAAAATTTGGTCTTCCGAACCAGTGGCGTAAACCTGTACCATTGGATATCTAATCCCTAAATTATGTACAATAGTTAAACTACTTACATTATTAAACGATACAGTTTCAGTTAATGAAGTTTCAGGTTGAGGAATATAATGTCCTCTATTTTCATCAAATCTCAAAATATCATATTCCGCAGATGCAGTTGGTCCATTTCCTTGATATGTGTATGTACCCAATAAACCACCACTTACTATTGGAGAATATATTTGAGTACTACCAGTTATAGTTGTTGCTCTTAAATTATCACCAACATAAAGATTTCCCCAAATAGATGCGGATGTATTTACAACAAATCCTTTATCAGGTGAAATTGATGCCGTAAATGAGCCCGATTTCATTATAGATGTTTCAAATGCTAAATTAGCAATTGTAATATTATATAATCCACTACCATCACCAACGAAGGTAGAACCACTTCCGTTCAATATAATATTACCACCAGTTACAAATAATCCGCCACTAACCGCTAATGATTGTGATATACTTGCTTTTGTATTTACTACTAAACCCAAATTAGGAGAAATCACAGCTTCAACAGAACCAGATTTAATTCTATCTAATTGCAAATCTTCCAATGCATTTGCAGGAATGTTAAACAAACCACCACCATCACCTATATAAAGTGCTGCCGTAATTGGTACGTTTACATCTAATTTTGTTGGGTCTATTATTGCTCTAGCAGAACCAGATTGTATTTTATCTAATTGTAAATCTTTAAGTGCTGATGCTGGGATATTAAATAATCCCCCACCATCTCCATCATAACGAGAAGCTGTTATTGAACCACTTATGTAAACTGCTCCACTTACAATTAAACCAGCAGATGATGATGGAACAGTTTGACTTATGTTTACATATGAGTTTACTAATAATCCAGTGTTAGGTGCTACCGATGCAGTTACAGAACCAGATGCTATTCTTGGTGCAGCTGCTGCAGCTACATTTGTTAAATTAGAACCATCTCCAAAATATGTAAATGCTTGAATACTTCCACTAACTGAAATAGAACCAGTAAATTGAGAACCAATCCCAGAACCAGTTGCTTGTGTTTCTACTTTAAATCCAAAATTAGGAGATACGGATGCGGTTACACTTCCACTAGCAATTTTAGGAGATGCTGCAGCTACTACATTTGTAATAAAAGTACCGTCACCAATTAAAAAGTTAGATACAATTAATGAACCACTAATTTCAACAGAACCAGTAAATTCAGAACCTATTTCAGAACCAGTCTTTGCAGTTGTTACTACAAATCGTTCACCATCTGCTACCGATGCCGTTGCAGAACCACTACCAATAAATGGAGCCGCTGCGGCTTGTACATTTGTAATAAATCTACCATCACCAAATATAAAATCTTTAACAGTTAATGAACCACTAATATCAACCGAGCCAGTAATTTGAGCTGCTACTTGTGAACCTGTTTTATCAGTTATTACTCTAAATCCATAATCAGGAGAAACAGATGCTGTTACTGAACCAGATTTAATTTCGGTTGAAACTAATGCATCTTCGGTTAATGCTGAACGAGGTATATTTCTTAAATAAGTACCATCTGAATATAAGAATGAAGATGATGCAATATACACACCCCCACTTACGTCATTTATAAATAAACTTCCACTAACATCAATAGAACCAGTAAATTGAGAACCAATTTGTGTAGTAAAATATCCGTTCTCATCAATTGAAGATGTAAATGGAGTAATAACTCTAAATCCATAATCAGGAGAAACTGATGCTGTTACTGAACCAGATTTAATTTCAGCTGATATTAATGCATCTTCGGTTAATGCTGCTCTAGGAATTTGTCTTAAGTAAGTACCTACGGCATATAAGAATGAAGATGAATCAATTCTAATACTTCCACTAAAATCAGAACCACTCTCAAATGATTCTACTCTAAATCCAAAATCAGGAGATACAGATGCACTTACACTACCACTTGCAATACGGAATACTTCTTCCGATAATGCTGAACGAGGTATATCAAATAAACCTTTACCACTACCGCTAAATACAGATGCTGTTACTACTCCAACTACTTTTGTATCACCAATTAATGTTATTTCAGCTGGTACATACAATGCATCTACTACATCGATTGTACCTGCCATTGATAAATGTAATTGACAGTTGTAATATAATGTATCAGGTGCACTTCCTGAAACTAAAAATGTTATTACACCAGTGTCTTCACCATTATTAGTTACCCAATAATCATATGAGTTTCCAGTACCAGTACCAGGTGTTTCTTTAATCCAAAACGGATGTCCACTAGCATTAACATTAAAAGTATATTCTACATTTCTAACTAAAGTTAATGTTGGATTCGAACCACTTACTAATTTATTACTTATATTATAAAGACCACTACCCTCATTTGTTACAATAAATACAGTATCTATATCAGAATTAGGCATTGCTCTTGCTGATGATGATACAATAAGGCTACCACTAATTGTAGAATATGAATTTACTACAAATCCAGTATTAGGTGCTACCGATGCGGTTACACTACCACTAGCTATAAGCGTAGAAAGTAATGCATCCGGTGTTAAAGCTGAACGAGGTATGTTTCTTAAATAAGTACCTTCTCCATAGTATGCGGATGATGATGCTAATATTAAAGAGCCAGATGTTGCTATTATTTCTAAACTACCACTAATTGAAACACTACCAGTAAATTCAGAACCACTTATTTGTGATTGTACTCTAAATCCAAAATTTGGAGATACCGATGCGGTTACTGAACCTGATTTGATTTCTGTTGCTGTAAGTGCATCATCATTTAAGGCAGAACGAGGGATGTTTAATAATCCAGCACCACTACCACTAAAGAATGAACCAGTTGCAACTCTAATAAATCCACCAGTTACAAATAACGAACCAGTAAACTGAGAACCACTTAGTGTAGATACTACTTTAAATCCATCTTCAGGTGATACCGATGCCGTTACACTACCACTTACAATTCTAAATAATTCTTGCGAAAGTGCTGAGAATGGTATATTTGTTAATCCAGCACCACTACCACTAAATACAGAAGCTGATACTGAACCATAGAATCTAGATGTTGCTGTAAATACTTCAAATCCCCTATTTGGAGAAACTGATGCTGTTGCCGAACCACTAAATATTTTTGATGTATCTAAATCCGAAAGAGCTGCTACAGGTATATCAAATAATTCTCTACCACTACCACTAAACGAGCCAGACATTAAACGGATTCCGTTATTAGCAAATATACTTCCACTAAATCTAGAACCTAATAAAGATGATTTTACATCAAATCCAACATTAGGTGATACCGATGCTGTTACAGAACCAGATGCTATAAATGTTGTTAATAGTGCATCCGGAGTTAATGCAGTTCTAGGAATATCAAATAACCTAGCACCACTACCAGAGAAAGATGAACCAGAACTAATTTCAACGCTTCCAGAAACTCTAATACTTCCAGTAAATTCAGAACCAATAGTAGTAGCTTCAACTCTAAAACCTCTGTTTATATCCACAGATGCTGTTATAGACCCAGTTGTTATTCTAGTTGCTACTTGCGGTGGAACAGTTATATTAATTAATCTACTACCATCTCCAATAAAGAATGATGCGGTTACACTACCACTTACTGCAACTGAACCAGTAAACTGAGAACCTATTTCAGAACCAGTTACTGATGTTTCTACTTTAAATCCAACAATTGGAGATACAGAAGCTGTTACACTACCACTTGCTATTCTAAACGAATCGCCGGTGAAAGCTGAACGAGGAATATTGTATAAACCACTACCATCACCTTGAATAAACGATGAACTTATTGAACCTGTAAACTCTCTTGCTCTTACAACATCTTTTACATTTAAACTTCCACTAATAACTTCATCACCATATATAAGAACACCACTATCTCTCTGAACTATTGCATCAACTATATTAATAGTACCAACCATAGCTGAATGCAATTGGCACTGATAATATAACATCGATGGTGCGTTTGCAGGAACTGCGAATGTTATAACTCCTACATCATCTCCATTATTAGTTACGCCTGTTGTATATTGATTTCCAGTACCAGTACCAGGTGCTGTTTTTATATAAAATGGATGACCCGATGCGTTTAAATTAAATGTATATGTTATACCTCTTACTAAAGTTAAAGTAGGATTGTTACCTTCAGCTGCTCCACTAAAAGTATAAAAATTAACTCCAGTATTAGTTACATTAAATACAGTTTGAATTGATTGGGAAGGTAAGTATTTTACAGATGCGGATACTATCATACTTCCAGTAAATGAAGAAAATATATTTACCTCCAATCCGTTATTTGGAGAAATTGATGCTGTTGCCGAACCACTTCTAATTCTTGTAAGGTCTAAATCTCTAAGAGCGGAAACGGGTATATCAAATAATCTAGCTCCACTTCCAGAGAAAGATGAACCGGATACTATTTCAATACCTCTAGCTCCACTTACAAAAAGAGAACCAGTAAATTGCGAACCACTTTGAAATGATTCTACTCTAAATCCAAAATCAGGAGAAGTTGAAGCTGTTACACTACCACTTCCTATTAATGTTGCTACTAACGCATCAGGAGTTAAAGCTGAACGAGGTATGTTAAATAATTTCTCACCACTACCACTATAATACGCACCCACACCTAATTCTATATTTCCAGTAACAAACAAGCTACCAGTTATTTGAGAACCGACTGTAGATGATTGTACTCTAAAACCAAAGTTAGGAGATGCTGATGCTGTAACACTACCACTTGCAATTCTAAATACTTCTTGTGATAATGCAGAAATAGGAATATCAAATAATCCTTTACCAGAACCAGAATACATTGAGGCGGTAATGGTTGTATTTACCACCAATCCTCTATTTGGAGAAATTGATGCTGTTGCTGAACCACTAGCTATTCTATTTGATACTAATGATTCAATATTAAGCGCCGATAACGGGATGTTAAACAACCCAGCACCACTACCACTAAAGAATCCACTACCAGATGGTATTACAACGTTTCCACTTACAAAAAGAGAACCAGTGAAAGTAGAACCACTAGCTATTGATGTTACAACAAATCCCGTATTTGGTGATACCGATGCGGTTACACTACCACTAGCTAATTTTGTTGCTTCTGGTAAATTAAATAAATTTCTACCGTCTCCAAAAAACGAACCAGTAAAAGAACCACTAAATGATGAACCAGTAACAGTATTAACTATTAATTCCGATTGTATTTGTACAGAACCAGTAAACTCTTGCTTATCATTTTCTGCATCACCAAAAATATTTGAACCAGATGAATAAATTACAGAAGATGAAATTATATTTACAATTAGTTGGTCAGCTATAATTGACTGAGATACATATAAATTACCTAAAATGGTAGTATCTACATTTATTTGCAATCCTCTATCAGGAGAAATCGATGCTGTTGCCGAACCACTTGATATTTGTGGAGATACATCAGCTTTTACACCTGTTAAATTAGAACCATCTCCTTGAAATGAACCAGAAAAAGAACCTGAAATTTGGTCTAAACTAATTGTTCTTGCAAATCCTCTATTACCATCACTATCAGAAACTACTAACGCAGGATTTGTTAATAATGACGCAGAAAAATCAGGAACCCCTAAATTTGGTTCAACTTGAGATAAATCAATAAATTGATATCTGTCTGCCGTTACATTTTTCGGGCTTACTACCCTTACCCTACCCGTTAATAGATTACTAATTGCCATGCGTTACTTTCCAGCTTTGTTATAAATATAGAGAATCCCTTATAAATATCAATCAATGATATTATTGTTATTCATTCGCACTTTCTAACAAAGAAAGAACCACAGTTAATTCAGTTGAACCAGAAACAATAAATCCGTATGTTTCTTCTAATACTAATTTACCAGAAACAACAGGAGATAAAGAATCTGCTGGTGGTATTGTTACGTTTGTTACCAACCTCACAGCTTCTTGTTCAACAACCACAGGAGATTCAATTGTAGCTTTAATAACATCAACTAAAGAATTTACCACATATATAGATGCTGATATACCAGATTGCGTTCCATTCACAAATCCATCTAACACAGATTGAGTAACTCCAGCTTGAAATAATAATGGAGATGCATCAGAACCAGTTGTTGATTGATTTTTTATAATTTGGTTTGATAATACTTTTAAATAATCTAAAGCAAATATAGATGCTGAATATTCTGTTTCATCAATTAATGATACTCCATTTTTGTCAAAATAAGCTTTTGCTGCTTTACTTGTTCTAATTGTCGTATTATTTACAATATCATATTTTATTGCATCAACATCATCTAATGTATTTTGCTCAAAGTATGATGATATAAAAGTAAATGGAGTTTCCGATAAATTATTTTGATTAGATGTATATGCTGCTATCTCTTTTCTTAAAAATTGTCTATTTGCATTTAATAATAAAGATGCGCTAGAAAAACTGCTACTAAAATTTAATAAAGATACGGAAGAACTTATAAAAGAGCTACCGCTATATACATTACCAAATTCA